GACGCAAGGACGCAACATGAAACACACAGTCACACTAGATGCTGATAGATGGGAAGACGTGCTTGACTTCATTGGCTTCACTGCCTTTGATGATGAGAAAGCAAACGAATTCCTACAAGCTTATGGTATACAATTAATTGAAGAAATCAAGGAGCAAGTCTATGAATCATGACTTATTGTTTAAGATTTATTACAATTCAAGGCAGATGACACATGCTGATGTTAGACTACCAGTAATCAAACCTGAATATCAAACTTATCAGGTTAGACCATTTCGTACACACTCTAATCTAAGGACTTATGGATGACTTTGAGAAATGGTTAGATCTTTGTCCTGTTCAATTTCGTTTATTGAATGAGAGTTCTAACACTTTGAACTTTATATTCTTAATGAACTTAACTAGGGAACAAGACGATGACTAGCTTTATTGCACTTATTTGTACTATCATTCTTCTTTATATCTTATTAAAGAATATAACTAATCACTCATAAGTTTAGTGGCTTTCAATGGGTATGGTGAGAGTCCATACTTAAACCCGAAAGGGGATGGGATATCATTGAATGTAAGTCCACTTGATTCACTCCCTAAGTTTAGTGGCATAGATAGAGTAATCAGAGCTAGCTTGTGTCTTGGCTGATGAATCTTGTAAGCCCACTTAATTTACTGAGTGATTCTCGCAATCGCTCATTGCTGTTTACTAACTATTATGACACACCCAAACACACCAGTCTACTACACAGTTAGTAGCGTATGCCAATTCGATGGTACAACAACTGTTCTTGCTATATGTGAGGACATGGACGCAGTAATGTATAGAATTAAACAATGCTATACAACTTGTGGTGATGAATATGTTATCAATGCATATCATTTAACCACTGCTGAAGATGCTGCTGTTAAATACAATGAGCAATTAGTTTCACGTAGAGAGTATCAAGCAAAGGAGAAAGAGAAGGAAGATAAGGTTAAAGCTTATGATGAACTTCAAGATAAGGAGGAATCATGACTGAACAAGAAATCATTGAATTAGTTGATGCTAGAGCAGATCACATCACTAATATATTCGTGGAATCAGATTGGTTTCAAGAGCAAGTAGAGCTTGCTGTTAAAGCTTACCTAGAGAAACATGAAGAATTAAATGATCCTATAATTTCAGAATTAGAGTATTATAAATCATGAAGGATGAATTAAAACAAGCTCTCCTATCCCATGCACGTGGGGATATGGAGAAGCATTTAGCTAATGTTAAAATATACTTAAACAATCCAGTTGGTATAGGAGAACATAGTGATGTCATGAAATCCATTGAGGATGAGTTAGCAAAAGTTGCTTACTATCGTGACATTGTAAACGTGCTCAAGGATATGTTGTGATTCACAATCGATGGACAAGGACGTAGAGGTTAATGTTAAATTAACTACTAAAGAGATACAATTCATCTACGATACATTCCAACGTAGAGGCTGGTATCGCAACATGGAGTTGCCGTTAGGTAACCCATGGCAACCATGGATGAGGGATACTATGAATAGACTTAAACCCTTTTGTTACAGGACTTATGACTAAATACATGTGCTTCCTTGAGAGCGGCAGAGATTTTGTTATCACTGCTGACGATGACATGGACGCAGCATACACAGCCCAAGCTTATGCAGCATGGATGTATGATGATTACCTTACCGACTTAGAACCAATTCACGATGTCTAAACGCAAACCCTATTACCACAACAACTGGAAACAATACAAGGATGCTCCAGATAAGTTCTTTATACCACTAGCCTTTGACGAATTCATGGATTGGAAGATAGCTGGATGGGAAATACCATCATCAGTATCTTGTATCATCCGAGAAGATAACCGTATCACTGGCAAGGTTACAGAACATGTATATAAGCGTCAAGGTGACGCAAGGAACAAAGCACGTGCTATAATGGATGCAGGTGAATCTGATTTCACTGTCTGCACTAGAGATGCTATCAAACAAGTTTACCAACAACCATACGAGGACTATGACTACAATGAATATTGAGGATGTATATACTTATGCTAAACAAGCATACGATTTAATCCCTGATGATCACCCACACAGTGAGGAAATAAAGCAGTTACTAATAGACCAAGTTAATGATGAGTTACACGACTATGATGACACCTCAGTCCCTTATAGAAGAACAAACTCAGCTAGAAAGGGATCAGATTAGACAAGGACTTAAGAGTCTAAGAGATAATACTATGAGATTAGAAGATAAGAGTTATGCCTCTGCTTCTGTCTATGGTATTGCATCTATTGATACTATCTTACCATTAGTGGTTAAGAAGATAGAAGATACTCACAATCGAATTCACGCAGGTCACACTGGCATAGCATTTAAAGATATACATAGATATTTAGCAGGTCTAGAGCCTCTAGCTGCTGCTGCAATAGCTTGTAAAATAACCTTTGATAAAGTCTTTAGCTTTAAGGAAGGAAGCAACTTTGCGGTCAATGTATGTGACTCTATAGGTCATGCCATAGAGGATGAATGTCAGATGAGATACTATGAGGATGCAGCTCCAGCTCTATTACAAACACTAAAGAATAACTATTGGCATAAGTCCAAAGGTACCCAACAAAAGCTTGTATCAATACAGACTCTAATGAATAAGTCTGATGTTGATAACTGGCAATCATGGGACAGATCCATTCGTGTTAAGCTAGGAGGCTGGCTATTAGACTGTATCATGGAATCAAGTGGCTGGTTCTACAGACAGCCCATCAGAGAAGGACGTAAGACCACTGTATACGTTTTACCTAGCCCAGAGTTCTTGGATATCAAGGATGAAGTAATGGACAATGCAGAGCTATTTAGCCCACTTGCATGGCCTATGCTCATACCTCCAAATGACTGGGGAAGGGATGGTACAGAAGGTGGATATATCCTTAATGAGGTCATGAAAGGACATGATCTTGTAAGAAGGGGAGACCGCCACCGTATACAGGGAGAAACACCAGTTGACTTCTTGAATAAGATTCAGAAGGTCGGGTACAGATTAAACCCATTCATAGTGGATGTTGCGAAGCATCTTGAAGCTAGAAGAATTAGTGTAGGAAAATTCCTTCCTGTTATGGATTACGATCTACCTCCTAAACCTGTAGATATAGCAGATAACACTGAAGCTCGTAGAGAGTATAGGCGTAAGGCTGCTGAAGTAATGAATAAGAGAGCGCAAGAAGTCAGGCGAAGTTGCAGAACTAGAATGACTATGAAGGCGGTAGATAGGTTTAGAGATAGAGAACGGTTCTATATACCGTGGTCTTTCGACTACCGTGGGAGGGCATATCCTATCCCAGCTTTCTTAACACCACAAGATACAGACTTTGGCAAGGCACTTATTACCTTCGCTGATTCTGCACCCGTCACCCACGATGCAAACAAATGGCTTGCGTTTCAGGTTGCAACTACTTATGGTCTGGATAAAGATACATGGGAAGTCCGTCAAAGTTGGGTTAAAGCAAACCATTGCCTCATTACAAGGATCGCTAGGTTTCCATTAGAAGAACTACCCAATTGGGAAGTAGCTGAAGAACCATTTCAATTCCTTGCGGCATGTGAAGAATATTATCATTGCGTCATTAAAAAAGATCGTAAGACTACGAGATTATGTGTGGCTACTGATGCTACATGTAGTGGCCTCCAAATATTGGCAGGCTTGGCACGTGATAAGAGTACAGCTAAACTTGTTAATGTATTACCTAGTGATAAACCACAGGATGCTTATAGAGTTATAGCTGAACATTCTAAACCTAACATACCTGAATACCTACATAATATATGGGATAGATCTCGGGTCAAGAGAACCGTGATGACTATACCCTACAATGCTAAACCTTTCTCTAATCGTTCCTACATTAGGGATGCTTTAAGTGAGGGTGGCATTGAGATAAATAAAGATGATCTCACAATCGTTGTTGCTGCTGTGCGTCAAGCTATGAATGAAATAGTTCCTGGCCCTATGTCAGTAATGAAATGGATAGAGACTGAAGTAGCTAGTGCTATTAAGGATGGAGCTACACATTTAGAATGGGTCACACCATCTGGATTTGTTGTAGTTCAACGCTTAATGAAGCGACAAGTAGAGACTATTGACCTTAAGTTATTAGGTCGTTGTCGTCTTAGTGTAGCTACTACTGAAGGCGATAAGATAGATAGGAATAGGCATAAGGCAGCTACTGCCCCTAATCTTATCCATTCACTGGATGCTAGCTTGCTACATCTAAGTGTTAAACGGTTTGATGCACCTATAGCATTGATTCATGACAGTGTATTAAGTCGTGCCACAGATATGGGAATTCTTGCTACAATAGTAAGGGAAACATATATGCACTTATTTGCTGAACATGATTACCTAACTGACTTTGCTTCTCAAATAGGAGCGAAGACTGAACCACCGATTATTGATGATCTTGAACCATCATCAGTAATTGATTCAACCTATTTCTTTTGTTAAATGCACCATTATTCACTATTCGATAGCTTCTTTAGACCACCTACTATACTTGTTGTCTCTGAAGAGAGACTTAAGCAAGCAGAGAGGGAGCAGAAAAGAAAGCAATTAGAGTCAGTCGATACAAGATTGACAGAACTAAGAGAGTACCGTCAAGAACTTGCAAAAGAACTTGATAAACTCGAAGAGCCACAGTCACTTGAGGAGGCTCTTACTGGTGAGTAGAACCATACACAAGACTGACAAACCAGTAACACTTGAAGGATTCCAAGCTATACTATCACCTAGTAAGTTCGGTTATTCTCTCTCGGCTGTAGTTGACTCCAAGCTAGTCGATACATTAGAATCAGAAAGAGCTGATGTCCTTAAGTGGGCAGAGTCAAAATTGAAAAACCCCAAAAGATCCACACTCAAACCCGAGCCGTGGGAGGAAGTCTCCAAGGGTAAGTATAAAGTTAAGTTCTCATGGAATGAGGACAATAGACCACCTGTTGTAGACACAGAAGGTACCCAAGTTACAGATGCAAAGACACCATTATACGCAGGATCTACGGTTAAGATTGGTTTCTATCAAAAGCCATATATCCTTAGAGATGGAGTTACCTATGGTAGTTCTCTTAAGTTGGTTGGTGTTCAAGTTGTCTCAATAAAAGGTGAGGCAGGTGTAGATACAGGTGACTTAGATGCTGATGCAGTAGCTGAGTTATTTGGTAAATCATCAGGATTCAAAACTGCTGATCCAAATGTAACTCCCACCAATGAAGAAGAAACCGAAGAAGAAGACTTCTAAATACAAATCAGGTTTAGAAGAACAAGTTGCTAAACTATTAGAAGGTCTTGGAGTATCCTATGAATATGAATCTTGTAAGATTCCTTATACCATCCAGCATAATTATCACCCTGATTTTATATTACCAAACCATGTACACCTTGAAGCAAAGGGATACTGGTCGGCACCTGACAGGCGTAAGATTGCTGCTGTTAAGAAGGACAATCCCGATTTAGATTTGCGTATGGTATTCCAAGCACCTTTTAATAAGATAAGTAAAGGAAGCAAAACAACGTATGCCAAATGGTGCGAGAAGCACGAAATACCTTGGTGTGCTTTCCATAATATACCACTCGACTGGTTAATATAATGACCGAGAACGAGTTTGTAAGGCACATGCCTTGCGACAAATGCGGCTCATCAGATGGCAATAGTTTGTACTCTGATGGGCACACCTTTTGCTTTGTCTGTCATAATAGAACAGGCGGAGATAATGTTATTCACAATCGAATGTCCAAAGATGTCACTCTCAAAGGATCAGCCGAACGGCTGCAAAAACGAAACCTCTCTGAGAAAACTAACCAATTCTATAGGATATACAGAGATGGAGACACTCTACGCTTCCCATATTTTACAAGCGATGGAGTTCTTAAAGGGATCAAGATAAAAAATAAGAAGAAAATTTTTAAGTATGAAGGCGAAACTACTGATACTCTCTTTGGTCAGCATTTATTTCCTAGTACTGGTAAACGGATCGTTATTTATGAGGGTGAACTAGATGCTGCTAGCGGCTATGAAGCAATGGCTGGATGGCCTCACGTCTCGTTACCGCATGGTGCGGCGTCAGCCAGAAAGGATGTACAAAAACAAATCCCATTACTACAGGGCTATGAAGAAATCGTACTCTTTTTCGATTCCGATGAGCCAGGTCGTAAGGCGGCGGAGGAAACGGCTGGGATCTTACCACCTGGCAAGGTCAAGGTCGCTAGGCTTGAAGGCTATAATGACCCCTCAGAGGCTTTACAAGCTAACGATGCTGAAGCGATACGAAAAGCTATATGGGACTCTAAGCCGTACCGACCTGATGGTATTATTGAGGGAAAAACGCTACAAAAATTAGTTACTACACCTATACCACCTGCTGACCATGACTATCCATTCCAAGGGTTACAAGATAAATTGCACGGGATTAGATATCAGGAGCTTACAACAATTACTTCTGGATCTGGCCAAGGAAAATCAACATTCTGCCGTCAACTTGCAGTTAACCTACTTACCAAAGGAGTACGGGTTGGGTACTTGGCACTTGAAGAGTCAAATAGACGAACCGCACTTGGATTGATGTCCACAGCTGTTGGTAAAGCACTACACATAGGAGAACATGACCAATCAGAACTCGAAAACGATTTTCGTGATACCCTTGCTAATTGGAATCTCTACTTGTTTGATGGCTTTGGTTCTTTTGACCCGAGCGTGGTTTACAATAGGATCGAATACCTTGCCAGTGGATTGGAGTGTCGTGTTGTATTCCTAGATCACCTTAGTATATTATTGAGTGGTCTTGATGGAGACGAAAGACGCACAATCGATCAGACAATGACCAGACTAAGATCATTAGTTGAACGCACAGGAATATCATTATTCCTTGTATCACATTTAAGGAGAACAGGAAATGATAGGACTTCGCACGAAGAGGGAGGTAAAGTGTCCCTCAGTCAACTCAGGGGATCTGCGGGAATCGCTCAACTTAGCGATCAAGTCATTGCCCTCGAACGAAATCAACAGTCCACAGATGAACGAGATATTACGACTCTTAGAATTATTAAGAACCGTTATTCTGGTGAAACAGGCTTCGCAGGAAAAATAAAATTTAACTTAGAAACTTCACGATTCACTGATTATGAAACTAAGGAATCACCAATTTTCAATCCGTCCACGGATTTTTGAAGGTAGTGAGTACGAACACCCATGGTATAAGTACGAGAGTATATGGAGAAGCACAGGAGAAAAACTATTAAAAAAACCTAACCCACCTAGCAAAGAATCAGTTGAAAAAGCAAAATTCGTTGACAAAACATTCCACTGGGATGGTGGTGTTCGATCTAGAAACAAACGGGCTTCTAAATGATGCGACACGTATCCACTGCCTTTCACTCTATTGGGAGAAAGATGATCGAACTGAAACGTTTAATGATGAACCCTACACGGCTAATCCGAAAGATTTACCGATGGCTTCTAATCACTCCATTACTACAGGAATCGGTTGGCTCGAAGTGGCTGACATTCTTGTTGGTCACAATATCATCGGCTTTGACATACCTATTATTAAAAAGCTTTACCCTTGGTTTAATCCTAGGGGGACTATTGTTGATACTCTTTTGCTATCTAGGCTTTATCATCCGAATTTACTCGATATAGATAAGAAGAGATGTTGGAAACATATGCCTTTACAATTATATGGCAGGCACTCACTTGAGTCATACGGTTACAGACTGAATGAATACAAAGGTAACTTTGCAAAGACTACAGATTGGAAAGAATGGTCTCAAGAGATGCAAGACTACTGCGAACAAGATGTTGTAGTTACTAACAAACTATGCAAACACTTCCACCGCTACCTGAATGGGTACAGTTAGAACATCAGGTAGCTCAACTACTCACCCAACAAGAAATTCATGGATGGCATTTTGACGAACGAGCTGCACGGAAACTTGAATCTACTCTCAGAACTGAGTATGAAAAGACTACTCAGGTATTACGAGACAGGTTCCCTTTCGTTGCAGGACAGGAATTTACTCCTAAAAGAAATAACAGCCGCCAAGGATATGTCGAAGGGTGTACATTTACTCGATTAAAAGAACTTAATCCCGTTTCTAGGGACCACATAGCATGGATACTTTCCACACATTGCGATTGGCAACCGTCCTCACTGACGAATTCAGGCAAGGCGGTTATAGACGAGACAGTATTAAAAGACATTGGAACGGATATTGCTCTACAATTTCTGACACTACTGGATCTGACGAAAAAGTTAGGGATGATATCCGAAGGCGTGAACGCATGGCAGAAGCTTGTTACGAAATCTAGGATACATCACCATTGTTCGGTAGCTACTCAAACT